TGATAGAAAACATATGAGTATGTTGGAAGATTTCTGGTTACCAAGAAGAGAAGGTGGTAGAGGAACAGAAATAACCACCTTACCAGGCGGACAAAACCTAGGTGAAATCGAGGATATTATATACTTCCAAAGAAAACTGTTCCGAAGTTTAAATGTACCTATCTCTAGATTAGAGACTGAAGCAGGATTTAGTTTAGGTAGGACAACTGAGATATCAAGAGATGAGGTTAAGTTCTCACGATTTGTAGATAGACTCAGAAACAAGTTTAGTGGTATGTTTATTGATATACTACGAGCTCAGTTGGTATTAAAAGGTATTTTACCAATTGAAGAATGGGACTTCGAAAAAGAGAATATAAGATTTGATTATCAAAAAGATTCTCATTTCGTAGAACTCAAAGAGGCTGAGATTCAAAGAGAACGAGTTCAGACTCTAAGGGATATGGAAGATTTTGTAGGTAAGTATTTCTCTAGTCAATGGGTTAGAAAGAATGTTCTTAGACAATCCGAAGAAGAGATAGAGATGATTGACTCACAAATCGAAGATGAAAAAAATAACGAAGATGGGGAAGGAGAGGACTCCTTTGACATGTAAGAGGAAATAAATTATGGCAAAAGATGACATTAAAAAAATAGTAGATTCGATTGAGGCAGGTGACAATGTTGCAGCTTCTGATGCTTTCAGTACAGCTATGATTGACAAACAAAAAGATGCAATCGAAGGCAAAAGATTAGATGTGCAACTGGATTGGTTAAACAGACAGGAAACATCAAATGCCGAAGAAGTTTAAAGATTTAGTCAGTGAACTAAACGAAAAGAAAAAATTTAAACTCCCTCGTGGTGAGTCTGAGATTGATTCGTACATGGAAAAAGGCCCGAAAGGGAAAAAAGTTCCCATTGTTATTGCAAAGAAATCTAATAAATTTAAAGTTTATGTAGATGGACAGGAACTTGCACAATATCGTAATGAGAAAGAGGCAAGAAAGAATGCAAAAGAGTTGATAAAATTATTAGGTGAAGACATCGATGATTTTATAAATACTATTTTGACACCAGAAGAAAATATAGAAGATACTTTTGGTTTTTCGAATGGTTTGAAAGGTAATCAAACCTACGATGATGTTGCAAAGAAGATTGCAACAATAGAATAGGAGAAAGGAATGTTTTTAATTTCAGAACAACAATCAGAAGAAGTTAATTTAATAACAGAAAAGAATGCAAATGGGGGTAAAGATACCTTCATTGAAGGAGTCTTTCTCCAAACAAATTTAAAGAACAGAAATGGTCGTGTTTACCCTATGAAAATCATGGAGAAAGAGGTAAACCGATATAATAAAGAATTCATTAAGAAAAATCGTGCATATGGGGAACTGGGACATCCAGAAGGCCCTACCATTAATCTTGAAAGAGTTAGTCATTTGATTACTTCTTTAGAGAAAGATGGTGATAATTTTGTCGGTAAGGCAAAAATAATGAATACTCCAATGGGTAATATAGTTAAAGGACTATTGAATGATGGTGCAAAACTAGGCGTTTCCAGTAGGGGTATGGGGTCAGTATCCCAAAAAAATGATGCACAATATGTCCAAGACGACTTCATGCTTGCAACTGCAGCTGACATCGTGGCAGACCCTTCTGCACCAGACGCTTTTGTGGATGGTATTATGGAAGGTGTTGAATGGATAAAGGAAAGCGGTGTATTTAGAGCCGTAGAGATTGAGTCATGGAAAGACCAGATTCGACAAACCAAACAACGCCATTTGGAAGAGAAGAAGTTAGAAATTATGAAAAACTTCTTTTCAAAGTTATAAAAGTTATAAATACATTGTAAAGAACAATATTTCGTTCTTAATTTGTAATTATAGTAATTTACAGGGGAAATACACATGTCAGAAGATATTTTAAATCAAGACGAAGTAACTGAAGCATCAGCTCCAGTTGCGAATAAGGGTGTTGTTGCTCCAGATAAAGACCCAGTACCTAAGTCTCTAGCATCAGTTGATAAAGCATCTGATTCTACTAAACCTAGTAAAAAGAGAAAAGGTGACCAAGATAAAAAAGATGCACCTCAAAAATTATCCGCTGGATATCACGAGGAGTCTGAATCTGATGAAGAAATCGTAGTTGAAGATATGACTAAGATGGAAGCGTTAAGAAAAATTATCGAGGAACTAAAAGGTCTAGACAAGGAAGACATCCAGTCCTTGGTCAATGAAATGATGAAGAAAGACAAAGAAGATGACGAAGACGATGAAGACGAAGATGAAAAATCTGAGTCAACAAAGGCTGACCTTCTTAAGAAAATTGCTGAACATTTCAAATCAGAGGACGAAGAAGTTGTGAAAGAATCTTTAACTGCAATCCTTGAAGCATCTCATGGTGATAAAGATGATGATGATGACGAGGACGAAGACGATGAGAAAGATATGAAAGAGGCACCTAAAATGAAGATGGCTCAAAAAGATGACGAAGAGGAAGATGATGACGAAGACGAAAAAGAAGAGTCTAAGAAAGAATCTTTCGATATGTCAGACGATATCGATGCATTAGTCGGTGGTGAAGACCTTTCAGAAGAATTCAAAAACAAAGCAAAAGTAGTATTTGAAGCTGCTGTATCTGCAAAAGTTAGTGAAATCAAAGAAGAACTTGAATCTCAGAAGAGAGACGAGATTGTTGAAGCATCTAACGAAATAAAAGAAGATTTAGTTAACAAAGTTGACTCTTTCTTAGGTTATGTTGCAGAAGAGTGGGTTAAAGATAACGAACTTGCAATCGAAAGAGGACTTAAGTCTGAGTTAACAGAAAACTTTATACATGGACTTAAGGCATTATTCGAAGACCATTATGTTGAAGTTCCAGATGACAAATTAGATGTCGTTGACGAACTTGCAAGTAAAATCGAAGAAGTAGAAGCTAAACTAAATGAAGAAGTTTCTAAAAACATCGATTTAACATCTGAAAGAGATGAACTTGTTAGAAACAAAGTGGTAAACGAAGTTTCAAGTGACTTGACTTCAAGTGAAGTTGAGAAACTTACAAAATTGATTGAAGACATTGACCAAGATGAAAATTTTGAGTCTAATGTTAAAACAATAAAAGAGTCTTACTTTAGTGGTGAGAAATCAACATTACAGTTAGACGAAGAAGTGGTTAGTGATAGCGAAGAAAATGCTTCGACTGAGGAGAAAGTCCTTGACCCAAGTATGGCTGCATATACTGCCGCAATAGGAAAAGTTGACCCTAACTTATATAAGTAAGGTCAATTTATTATTAACACTTTTTAAATAAGGGGATATAAAAAAATGTTTATGTCAGAATCTTTACAAGAGAAGTGGCAGCCAGTTTTGAGTCATGCAGATTTACCAGAAATCACTGACCCATACAAAAAAGCTGTAACTTCTGTGGTTCTTGAGAACCAAGAAAGAGCCTTAAACGAGGATGCACCTATCAACAACGCTGGTGGTGCAGTCGGTGGAACAGGTATCGACAATTGGAATCCAATTCTAATTTCTTTAGTTCGTAGGTCTCTTCCAAACTTAATTGCATACGACATCTGTGGTGTGCAACCAATGACTGGCCCTACAGGATTAGTTTTCTGTATGAAGGCTAGATATAATGATAACACTTCAAGACTTGCTATGTCAGAAGCGTTATACAACGAAGCTGATACAGATTTCGCTGGTGCTGGAACACAAGCTGGTACAGACCCATTTGGGGATGCAGCCACTTATGCAACTGGTACTGGTATGACTACAGCAGCTGCTGAAGCAAAAGGTGACTCTGCGGGTAACCCATTTGCATCAATGGCTTTCACAATCGAGAAAGCAACTGTAACTGCTAAGTCAAGAGCTCTTAAAGCTGAATACACAATTGAACTTGCACAAGACCTTAAAGCAATTCATGGTCTTGATGCTGAAACAGAACTTGCAAACATTCTTTCTGCTGAAATACTTGCAGAGATTAACAGAGAAGTTGTAAGAACTGTTAACATTCAAGCAAAAAATGGTGCTCAAACTGGTGTTGCTAATGCTGGTAGATTCGACTTAGATGTCGATTCATCTGGTAGATGGTCAGTTGAGAAGTTCAAAGGTTTACTCTTCCAAGTTGAAAGAGATGCTAATGTGATTGCAAGAGAGTCAAGAAGAGGTAAAGGTAACTTTATCCTTTGTTCATCTGATGTAGCTTCTGCATTATCAATGGCAGGTGTATTAGATTATGCACCAGCACTTAACACTGAGTTAAATGTTGATGATGCTGGTAACACTTTTGTTGGTACTCTAAATGGTAAGTACAAAGTCTATATTGACCCATACTACACTTTAGACCCAGTAAGTGGTCACAACAACGAAGGTTACATGACTATTGGTTACAGAGGTTCAAACCCATACGATGCTGGTGTTTTCTACTGCCCATATGTTCCATTACAAATGGTTCGTGCAGTTGGTGAGAACAGCTTCCAACCAAAAATTGGATTCAAAACTAGATATGGAATGATTTCTAATCCTTTCGTAGGTAGTGCTCCAAGTGATGGTTTAGCATCTGCTGGTTCAAACTTCTATTACAGAAAAATCGAAGTAGAAAATATTCTATAAGATTTGTCGTAGAACTTTTCATAAAAGGGTCTCTTCGGAGACCCTTTTTTTATGCTAAAAAAAACCCACCTCTGAGGAAGGTTATGACCCTTCTAATTCACTCAAGGTGGGGTGATTGACTATCGACCTCTGTCTATCGCCGTTACTTTATTATAAAATCATATCTCCAAACCTCACTTAAATATCTGCTTCTTCTAACATTGAAAGAGGAACTCTATACTGTTTACCTCTCATTTGAATTATTGCTTTCTTTTGTTTAATTTCAAGAATTGTACCAAAAGTTTTCTTAGTTTTCTGAACTACGAAAACACCATCACCAACTTTAAAAGATGATTTTGCAAGTGCATCTAATACATCTTTACCAAAGTTATAAATCTCATTCAACTGTTCTGGAGTTTTAATCTTTGATAGTTCTTTTATTAATGTTTGATTCATATTACCTCACTCAATTACAAATGTAGTATATCAAAATATGTACCTATAATGCAACTTTTATTTGTTATAAATATAAATGGTATTCAATCGAATACCATCGTTCAACTCCTCATGGAGTCGGAAGTAGGAAGACAAGAAAACCTCTTTCTTCTGCAATAGAAGAAAGGCAAGCTAAGTACCCAAGTGGGAACAGAGACCGACATCTTACCGAAGGAACGCATGGAGAAGGGTGTGCAACGAAAGTTGTATGTACGAAATCGAAATGAAAACTGGAGGCTATTATGTATTGCTACAGAGGTATCAAATACGATGCAAAAACTCTTAAGAGTAAAGCAAGAAAGTCCAAGAAAGGTAAAGAAGTTACTTATCGTGGAATTACTGGCAAAGTTGCTGCTTAAGTGATTTTAGGAAGGGAGTTGAAAAACTCCCTTTCTTTTTGATATAAATACATATATGACTACAAGACAAATCTCAACTGCAACATGGGCTGGTAATCTTCCAGACAACCTATCCTATCTTGCACCAACTCAATTCGAACTATTAGTTAAGAAGTTACCTAATACGAAATACTTTGCAACAGGTGTAAACATACCATCTGTAAGTGTTGCAGAAAGTTTACAAACTACAAGATTAGGGGCAAATGTAAAAGTTCCAGGCGATAAGATTACCTTTGGAGAACTAAGTATTAATTTTATTGTTGACGAAAATATGGAAAACTGGACTGAATTATATACATGGATGGAACAGACTACAGGTTCTACAGACCCAGAAAAGTTTAGAAGTCTTGTAGGTGCAAATAGAAAAGCAGACCAACCATATGATGGTTCTGGTAATTATGATGAATTATATTCAGATATGACTATTGTAGTTACTACAGCTGCAAATAACCCTAACAGATATGTTAGAATACAAGATGCATTTCCTACATCATTAGGTGAGATTACAATGGATACTACTGTGGCTGGTGGTATTACCTATGTAACATGTAATGCATCTTTTCAATTTACTTCACTTGAAATTGCATCTACCTCATAATTAGGTGGACAAATACCAGTTTAGTGGTATAATTATAGTATGACATTAGAAGAAATACAAAGTATGTGGAAGGTTGATTCTGTAATTGACCAGATTGATTTGGATAAAGCATCCTTACAAACACCTTCTTTACATGCAAAATACCTAGAACTCCTAAACGAAAAGAGACTATCTCTTAAATCTTATGAGGTGAAGTATAATCAACTTCTAAAGAAGAAGTGGTTATGGTACACTGATAAGTTATCTAAAGAAGAGATAGATGAACTAGGATGGTCTTATGACCCATTCGAAGGTCATAGAGTAATCAAACAAGACTACAATTACTATTTCAATGCAGATAAAGATTTATCTGATATGAAACTAAAAGTAGAATATCTTACTGAGTGTGTTGACTGTTTAAAAGAGATACTAAATATAATTACATGGAGACATCAATCAATCAAGAATGCAATAGATT